CAAGAGAAGTTGTAGGAACAACAAGTAAAACATTATGACCTTTATCTACCATATACCTTGTGATGGTATAGATCATTAATGATTTACAAGAAGCTGTAGGTGATATTAATAACTTTCGATTATATTTTAATGCGTCAAATACTCCTTCTATCTGATATGGTCTTGGTTCATATCGAGTAATTTTATTCATATAGTCTTTCACACCTTCTAATGAAATAAATCCATTCTCTTCAAAAGGTGTACCATAGAAATTACTATGAACAAATTCATACTGATAGTTTGATTTCTCACAAAAAGAAATGATCTTATCTAACAGTCCAACGTATATTTCTCCGTTAGCTTGATTAAATAATCTTATCTTTCCATCCCAATACTTGTTACGGTATTGAGGCATGAACTTTGCGCCAGGAACCTCAAAGGTAAATATATCTGACAATTCACAGAATATATGTGGTTCCTTAGAATCAATTTTCAAAAAGACTTCATTCTTTTTGGATATAGTCAAATCCATGAAATATATCCTCAACTAGAATATATTTATCAGTCATAGCCACGTATGAATTTCTGCCATTCGATTGCATTTTTTATCTGAAATGTTCGGTTCTGAACTACCTTTATGATATTTTCTAAGTAACTTATCATAGTATCATAGTATTCTACCTTTAATTCTATGGTAGATAACTTTTCATCAGAGTCTAAGTATCTTTGTATTGCATCCTTTTCTCTAACTTTATAAGGAAATGGATCTTTCTCATATACTTCTGGTTCTGCTTTACCAGAATAATATAAGTATCTGTCTTGATAAACTTTCTGATATGTCTTTTTGGCCTTGGCTCTAAGAAGTCTCAGGTCATTAAAGAGTTGATAGTATTTTGCATGTAATGTAGGAACCACTAAGGAAGCGGTGTGTAATTCATCAGGATCTATACGAGAATCTTTTTCCCACATAGTCTGAATTGTTTCAAGGTTCATACTTCTTTGAAGTCTTTATCTAGTAATTGGAAAATTTTGTATTTGAATACTACTTGTGCTTGGAAGTAGTTGATGTCTGTGTTAGATGCATCAAACTCTAGAGTTGATAAACTAACAGGGAACATTGATTCTATTTTAACATAAGATTGGGGTCTTAGGTTACTGTTTAATATTTGAAGTGTACCATCTGAATATTCAGCAAAAGGATTTTGTCTATCACCAATCTCTGGATAGTAAACATCTTCCAACTTCATATCAGTAAAGTCTCTTTGACTGTTTGGATATCCCAAACCAATCATCCATTTGTATATTTGTTTGTAATTTTCGAGTTCTTCATCTACAACAAAGGATACACGAAAATCATCATAAACGAGTTTATCGCCTGGAATGTCAAGATCTTTATATGGGTTAGCTTGTACTGCAGTCCCTAGTGTGATGCCTGGCAAATTGGCTTGTGTTGCAAGGAAATCTACCTTTGGACACTTGTTAATTTTTAATTTAAAACCAACAGGAGATAGAAAGTTTCTATTTGATACCTGTCTTAGGGCTGGATTTATGGCCATTTATTTTACGTCTTTATCTTTATTTATCTAAATCTAACAATTTTTATTTAAGTCTTCTGCCATATTACCACCTATGTTAGCACCCTGTTCTCCTCCGAACATTGCTATCCAACCAGCCGCAACCCAACCAACAAAGGGAATAGAGGAAACAGCAGGAGCAGCTGCAGCACCAACACTAGTCCCAACCAGTCTCCCAGTTCCTTCTGCACCTCCGATTGCTTTGATACAGGCTTCACTTTTTCTTATGGTATTCATCTCCTCTGCTTGTGCTGCAGTCAATCCAGGCTTCTGGTCTAACCAAGAACGACTATTAGACACTGCACCACCTTGATTAGTCTTACCATCTAAGAAGTATTCTTCAGTAATCTGAGTTGTCTCATTTGCAAGACCTAAGAAACCACCCTTCTCTTTGATGTCCTTAGTAATAAAAGCAGTCTTAGGATCGTTTGCTTTGTAAGCTATCTTATATCCATCTTCAGTTACTTCTGCCTGATATGTGGTGTAGTCACCCACAGGAATGTCTAGTGATGGAAGTTTACTTTCTCTATTGGCAAGCATGCCAATCATACCGATATGTGAAATACCGATAACAGTTCCCAAACTAAGACCTATCCACTTTTTCATTGTTGATCACTAATGCTTTTTTATTTAGTCTCTTTGTCACCTTATCATAACATAAAATAACTTATTTGTCAATTTTTCTAGGATTTTTTACAAACCAAGAAGAGCCCTCTATAATGACATCAATATATACCCATTTCGCATAGTGTATTCCACGGTAACACAGAAAGGCAAAGACCTCATCTATATCGTGTTTATCTTCATCCCATTCTGGCGCTTGTCCTCGTCCCAATAAGTGTAACATTTGTCTTAACCTCCTGTAACATATTTATTGTTAGGGAATCTTAACAATGTCTTTACTTCTTTGAGTGAAGTCTATACCTTCCATATGGTCATATTCATGTTGAAATACTCTAGAAGCTAGACCAGACAATTTCATTTTATGTGTTTTTTTATCAACGTCTTCATACTTGACTACAATTTTATCTGGCCTTTTAACCTTTAAGTAAACATCTGGGTATGATAAACAACCCTCTTCCATTTCAACCTCTTCATTATATGACTTAATAATAAGAGGATTGAAACATACAATAATTTCATTGTGTTCTAAATCTCTTATCATCGCAAAAGCTCTTTCCCATATACCAATTTGATTTGCTGATATACCAATACCTTTATAATGTATCATATTTTGAACTAACGTATTGGATAAAAACTGACGATCTAATTTATAGCTGCACGATTTAATACGATGATGAAATAATTGATGTTCTGGTTTTACGAGTTCTCTGATCATGATATATTTATTGTAACATAAAAAAAGAGACCCATCAAGGGTCTCTGTGAAGAATATGTAATATCCGAATTACATGAGGTTAGTAACTTTAACTCTTCTGTAGTAACGGTTTGCGTTCTGAGTAAGAGCACCAAGTCCTTGAGTTGTACCTTCTGCGAATGGGTTAGCAACCATACCATAACGAGTCTTAAACCCGATTTTTGGTTGGAAACTATTCTCTCCCACTGCACGAACCATCTGTAATGGAACGTAAGGGCAGTAGAATATCCCTGCATCATAAGGAGAACTACCTTTGTATCCTACAACATAGAAGTGGTTAGCTTCACCACCACCAGAAGCAGCATAAGGATCGATGTATACTCTGTACTTACCATTGATTGTACCAGCAAATGTGTTACCAGTGTCATCAACGTTTAAGTTAGCATTAAGTGCTGGAGTGTAATCAAGTACACCAGCCATTGTTAATGCAGAAGCAACGTCAGCGGAAGTAACGATAATGTTACCCTTTCCTCTACGAGTTCTTTGTGCAATTGCGTTTGCATCTCTTTCTATCTGGAATAGAAGTCCTTTGAACTTCTCAACTGACCATCTTCCGTTTGAGTCGGTGTCTAGGTCAAATGTACCAGCAGTTGTTGTGTTTGCTTGAGCACCTGACTCAGCAACTTTATAAATTGTACGAACAACTTCTCTGTTAATTTCAGCAAGTATCTCAGTTGAAAGAATATTTGCTAACTCGGCCTCAGCGTTCAATCCGTGGATTGCCTTAAGGTCTTGAGCAAGTTCTAATGAGTACTCTGCTTTTAGCGCTCTGGATTTAGCAGTAACAGTGATTTTCTCGATTGAGAAAGCCATTTCACGGAAGGCGTTAGAACCTGTACCGTCAAGTGCTTCTGAATCACCTGTATTCATACCTTGACCAACGGAATACAATGCCTGAGCAACGTCTCCTGATCCAAGTACGGATGGGTTTGTTCCCTGCTGTGGGCCAGTAGAACCGAAACCAGCGTTACGATCTGTAAATCCGCCAGTAAGGTCTTGTCCCTTATCCTGAGTAGAGAATGTTGAATCAACTTCATCGAAGAATGTTTCTGTACCACTCTGTGAAGTTTGTCTAGATCTCATTGCGAAAATGAGTCCAGTTGGGCCGTTCATTGGTTGAACGCCACAGATGTCGTATGCCAATAGGTTAGGCATTGAACGACGAATAAGACTGATTAAAACGGGGTCGAAACCAGCAACTGGGCCACCAGCTGTAGCACCACCACCAAATCCACCTCCAGCACCAGCAGCATTACCTGCGTTAGTGATTTCGTTTAATTGGCCTGGTGTACCTTCGTATAGAAAGTCCCTTTCTTCTCTAAGGAATCTTTCTTGGTTTTCTAGCAAGACTGCGGTTACTGCTTTACGATGAGGATCTTTGATTTCATCAAGTCCATCATGATTAAGTAGTGGCGACCACTTCTCTTGCAACTGTTCTGAGTTGAACATTTTGCTTTTTTAGTAATGTGAGTTTGTGTTTAATATAATATTAAATTCACTTTTTGACCGAATTTAAAACACTCATGTAATGAGCCATTGCACCAGAGTAATCTTGTGCTTGTGTCTCTTCATTGAGTACTTGTTCTGAGGTCTCTTTCTGAACACTCTGTCCAAAGTATGACTCCTTTAGAGTCTCCAGTTTTTCACGATATGATTCTTCACTTTTAAACTCAACACTTTCAGCAAGTGTTGCGAGCTTTTCTTTCTGAGTAGCTGCAAGGCCTTCAGAAACATCAGAAACGATAACGTCTGCAGTTGACTCAGCGAGTCTCTTGTTTAGTCCTACATTCCTCTCAATTTGCTCATTGAGTTTAGTCTCCATTTCATCAAGTTTATCTACCATGTTCTCGACGACATCGTATTTATCTTCAGGGATTGATACATAATGTTCTTCAAATAGGGTTTTCATTCCTGTTAGGAAGGATTCAGTCATCTCTGACTTCAATCCGTTCTCAACAGATAACTTATTAGCCTTGAGCCACTCATCAGCGACGTACTCAAGGTATCCATCAACTCTCTCAACAAGAGCTGATTTTACTTCAGTAATTTCTTCAACAATTTTTTCTTCGTTTGCTTTCTTGAGTTCTTCCTCAATAGTAGCAACTCTTGCATTGATTGATGCTTCAAAAATTGTTCTTGCTTTGTTTTGGAACTCTTCTGATAGTTCCTCTCCAGAAAATAGAGCACTCATATCTTCTTCGATATCAAGTTCAGGTTTCTCTGAAACTTGCTCTTCAGAAACTTGCTCTTCTTCTGCAACTACTTCACCTTCTGATTCAGATTCTTCTTTTTTTGTTCCAACCATAGGCATCGCTGGTTTTGCGCCTTTGTTGACAACATTAGAAACTGTTTTGAGTTCTCCTGTTTTGAGTTTAGAAGAATCATCATCTGGTTTGTAATTATCGGGAGTAGGGCCGCCAAGATCTTCGTAGGAACCTGCAACGGACGTATCCATTGGCATTCCTGGCTTTGCATTAGCATTAACCACAGTTTTGGATTGCGTGGTGCCTACTTCCATTTCGTTTAAATCTTTTCCAACGGACATCGTTTTTGCTCTCCGAAATTAAAACTTTATATTAGTGTAAATCTATACTTATTTAGAAAAGTTACAAATTAAAGATTTTTGAGAAAATCTTGGAATAACTTTATCTTCTTCTCTTGCAACTGCCGACTACTAGCAAGAGTGTTTATTTGTTTGTATGTTTTTGCAGCGGCTTGTTCACGAAGAACTCCACCGTCCCAAACCCAACTCTTTCCTTCCATGATTCCATCTACAAATGCATCTGGAGCTGAGGGATCTGCAACTATATCTGCAGCTGTTGCTAACATGAAATCTTCACCAACAACGTTTACACCTTCGTTGTTTGTAGCAACTGAGCCAACACCACGAGATGATACTCCTAGTTTGACTCCTTCACCAAGAAGTGACTTGGCGATATTACCCATAGGTGTACTTAATACTTTAGCACGGCCAATAAAATCAGAACCTTCTTGTCTTAGAGAACAAATTTTATGAGAAACACGATCTAAGTTTACAGTTGGGCCATCTGGATGACCTAACTCACCAAGCGCTCTACCTTTTTGGATAAAGGCTTCGTTGTATCTTGAAACTTCTTTTGCAAGAGTTCCACATGGATACATCCTACCGTTACGATTTTTTATATCGCCCTGAAGGAAAACTCCTTCGATGTAAAGGTTCTTTTTACCGCCACGTTCTTCGACGATAACCTCTACATTTTCTATTTCTTCTCTAATTAGTTTCATGGTTCTTAGTTTGTGTATCCTACAGCTGAACCTAAGACGGCAGCGTTTGCTGCAAAAATTGCCTCAGTTTTCTTTTTTTCAACGAATTCAACAGTGTTACCTGGCATTGTAAAAGTTCCAATTGTTGATGATCCTCCAACAGAATCAATCACAGTTACTAATCTAGCAGTATCGCCATTATTACAAAGACGAACTACTGTTGCACTTCCAAATGTGGAAGCGCCTGCAGCATCAGTGCCGCATGCAGCTTGACTACCAGTTACTAAAGTTCTACTCGCCATCAGTTGGTTCCTCTTCTTGGGCTACAGGTTCTTCTTCAACTTCAGATTCATCATTAAAAAGATCTGCAACCGCTTGCGGTCTCTCAGTTTCTACTCTTGATGCAGTCTTTGCATAAAGAACATCTTTTATCCCATCTGATATTTCATGGGCTGGTGCATCATCTAACACCATATCAATTAATTTTGCAGAATCCACGATTATGTAAATATACTATCAACTATTTATATTTCGCCACCTTCAGGAGCTTCGACAGTTTTACTATCCTTCTCCGTATCTGGCTCAGTTATATCAGATTGTTGTGCGGCAACGTCAGTTGCAGCAGCTGTAACTTCTAATTGTTGCATTGCAACTGGATCTACATATAACCCAGCTTCTATTTCTGCAGCAATTAATTTATCTTGTTCAACTATCTCGTCATCGGTTTGATGTAATACTTCTCTTCTTAGATAATCCTGAGAGAAATATTTACCAATATATGGCTCTGCTTGTGATAGGTTTGCCATTCTCTCTTGGAATAATTCACTGTTCTTAAGTTCAGTGAAATGATTATCGTAGATATAATCGAACTGAATATGTTCTGACATACCAGACCAATCATCAGCTGTAATTACATTCTTTAAAAGTAATTGTGTCTTCAACATATCAAGGAACATGTTTGAGAATCTCTTTCTCAATCTTCCAACAAACTTATTGAATCTAAGTTCATCTCTTAATATTTCAGAAGATCTACCAAGATTAAATCCACCTTCTCCACCTATACGAGTTTCTGGAACTCCTAAAGCTTTGTAGAGTTTTTTCTGGAAATAATTAATATCTGTTATCTCTCCAAGGTTCTGACCACCTGGCAATGTAGTAATTTCTGTACCTCTTCCACCTTCTCTTCTTGGAAGCCAAAAGTCTTCCAACATAGACATGAATTTCTTATCGTCACGAACTTCACCAGTGTTTGCATCATAGACCAACTTAGATCTATAACGGTTCATAACTTCACGAAGATATTGTTCTGCCTTTACTTTAGGTAAGTTACCAACATCAATATAGAATATTCTTCTTTCTGGCGCACGAGACATACGATAGATGACTAGTGAATCCTCAATCATTCTAAGTTGATTTAAGGCCTTTATTCCCTTATGTAACCATGA